CCCTGAGATTACATCTACCGTTAGTGGTAAGAAGGTCTATGACCCCCGTACATCAACGACAGCATGGTCAGATAACCCAGCCTTGTGCCTGAGAGATTACCTTACATCTTCTTATGGCATAGCTGAAGACACAGCTAACATTGATGATGCTCTGGTCATTTCTGCTGCTAACGTATGTGACCAGACTAACACAGATGCGGGTACAACACGTTATACTTGTAACGGTGCTTTCACTACAGCCTCTACACCCTATGATATGATTAACGGTATGCTTACGTCTATGGACGGTAGCTTATGGTATGCTCAGGGTAGCTGGAGAATGAAGCCAGCTTACTGGACTACACCTGTACTTGATCTTAACGAAGATGACCTTCGTTCTAGTGTTAGCGTATCCACACGTCACTCTCGTAGGAATAACTTCAATACTGTAAAGGGTACATTCCGTGGTGAAGAGAGCAACTGGCAGACCACAGACTACCCACAAGTAACTAGTGCAGATTTTGTAACTGCTGATAATGGACAGGAATCTGTAGCTGATGTTGACCTACCATTTACAGATAACTCTATTGAAGCTAGACGCATTGCTAGAATTTCGCTGGAGCGCAATAGACAGCAACTTACTGTTAGTGCTTCCTTTGGGCTAAAGACGCTGCAAGTACAAGTTGGGGATAACATCCGCTTGACTAACTCTCGCTTTGGTTGGACTAACAAAGAGTTTGAAGTTATAGCTTGGAACTTTGGTCTAACTGACGGTCTTGACCTACAGACACAGATGACCTTACGGGAAACTGCTGAATCTGTGTACGATGAAGTTGATGATGGTGTCGTCTACGAGAGAGATAACACAACCCTCTTGTCGCCATTTGAAGTTCCCTCGGTGGGCATGGCAGCCACTACTAGAACTCAGGTTATCCGTGAAAAGCTAACCAACATCATTACTCTGAATGTTACCTCTGGTGCGCCTGAAAGAATTGACCACGTTGAGGCTGAGTTTAAGCTATCGTCTGACACAGACTACATTACCCTTGGCACTGGACAACTCGGTAAGTTTGAGGCGATAGACCTTGAAGATGGTAACTATGACTTTAGAGCTAGGGCTATCAACACCTTTGGTATCAAGGGTGACTGGAGTGAACTTGATGACATAAATGCCTCTGGTCTACTTGAGCCACCGTCAGATATTGCAAGTCTTGTAGCTGAAGTTAATGGCCCAGTTATTACGCTGGACTGGCAAGCTGTACCTGATCTTGATCTGTCGTATTACATTATACGATATTCCCCTGATCTGGTTGGTGCAAGCTGGGGTAATGCTCTGACGTATGTTGATAAGGTATCTAGGCCAGCGTCTAGTGTGTCTGTTCCAGCTAGGTCAGGTACATACATGGTTAAAGCTGTAGATAAGTCTGGTATTACCTCAGTTAACTACACGTCTGTAGTCGTACCTGTAGCTAATATTGAACCTCTTGCTAATACCTTAAGTCTTACAGACAGCCCTTCCTTCACTGGTACTAAGACAAACACTGAGGTTGTTAGCAATGAGCTTCGTATTGACGATTATGTTACAGCACCCTCTGAAGGTGAATACTTCTTTAGTAACTACATCGAAACTGGCGACAGTACAGTTAAGAGGTGTCGTGTTTACGTTAGTGGTCTAACGACAAGACACGATGATACTGCTGGTTTGTTTGACGATCAGCCGGGATTGTTCGATAATGCCCCCGGATTGTTTGATGACTTGGGTGGCGGCAGTCAATTCTCGGACACTAACATCATAACACTTGTGTCTACAACACAGGATGATCCAGCGGGTTCCCCTACTTGGTCTGACTACAGCGCAATTAAGGTTGCAGACCTTAGTGCAAGAGCGTTTAGATTTAAGGTTAAACTTACTTCTGTCGCAAACAATGTAACCCCGTCTGTTTCTGCACTAACAGCTTATGTGGAGTATAACTAATGTCACAGAATGATCTAGTGATCGCAAACCAAACTTTCCCAGCTACAAGGGCTGACATCAATAATGCTCTGCAAGCCTTGGGTAGTACAAATAGTGGCCCTTCTGCACCATCTACAACTTATGCTAATATGATGTGGTATGATACTACCGCTAACATTCTTAAGATCAGGGCTGAAGCTAATGATGCTTGGATTAATATTGGGTATCTTGACCAGAGCCTAGATACATTCAAGGTATTAGATGATACTGTCGTGGCAACAACTGCTGGTGCAACCACAGGTCTTATCGGAGATCAAACCACAGGTACTTGGGAAACAGGTACAGGTACTACAGAGAGCCTTGTGTCGCCAGCTAAAGTTAAAGCGTCGATAGTAGCTAATGCACCCTCTTACACGCAGCCCACAACTACAGGCGCAGTAGGAACTTATGCTTGGCTTGGGCGTAACTCTAATAGCGCGAGTCTTACCGCTGGCGCTAGTTACTCTGGTTCCTCCCTTCAGTACGCGGGTGTCAGCGCCCAAAACGCATACAATTACAACACTGCGTTAAATGTAGGCGGCGGCACACCTTCGGGGACATGGAGGGCAATGGGTACTACTGGCACTGGAGGTGACCCCAGTCGAGGCACCTTATTCTTGAGGATTTCCTAATGAGCATAACGATAACACAAGTTCGCAACGCACAGTCACTACAGTCTGATAATCTGCGTATGGACGTTGAGATTAACCACCCAGATTACGGATGGATACCTTACACTGTAGACCCTACGGACACTGACACAACCATAGATAACGATGCAGTAATGTCTATTATTGGCGCCAACTTCACAGCATATGTAGAGCCAACACAGGCAGAAATAGACGCAGAAGCAGCCGCATCTGTTCGTGCTGACCGTGATGACCGATTGACTACAGAGGTTGATCCAATCGTATCTAACGCATTGCGCTGGGCTGACATGACCGCAGAAAAACAGGCGGAGTGGACACAATACAGAACTGATTTGTTATCTGTTCCACAAAAAGATGGCTTCCCCCACAATGTAACTTGGCCCACCAAACCAGAATAAGGATGTACTAATGTCATACAAACTTGGAACACGCAGTCTACAGAACTTGTCGGGTGTTAACCCTGATATGGTCGCTGTAGTTAAGAGGGCCATTGAGATTACTGAGGTTGACTTCACAGTAATCGAAGGTATCCGTCACATCAACCGTCAACGAGAGCTACTCAAGGCTGGTAAGTCAACTACCTTGAACTCACGACACATCACAGGTCATGCTGTGGACATGGTTCCTTACCCCGTCGATTGGGAAGACCTAGAACGCTTTGAGCTTATGGCTGAAGCTATGAAGGAAGCGGCGGAAGAACTCGACATTCCTATCGTATGGGGTGGTGACTGGAAGAGCTTCTACGATGCACCTCATTTTGAACTTGATCGAAAAACGTACCCATGAGCAAAGAAATGATTAACAATAATTTATCTATAGGGTTAATCTTAGGACTCATTACTCAGGGTGCAGCAATCGTATGGACTGTATCAATGATGATGTCGGACATAGAAAGTAACCGTGACGACATCTTGGAAACACAATCTCGTATCACAAGACTTGAATCTGCTGTTAATACTCAGGCTGTGTCTATGGCTAGGATTGATGAGAACATAAAAGCTATTCGTGGTGCAGTAGAAGCTATGGCAAAAAGGCAAGACTAATGGAAAACTTAAAGCTACCTATAGCACTTGTAATGGCAATGGCAGCACAGCTTGCAGGTGGTGTCTGGTGGGTATCTCAACAGGCAGCTACTATTGGGAACTTAGAGGAAACGGTTAGCCAGCTTGGCTCTCGTATGGCTATTGAGGATAATATAAATCTCAAGCGTGATGTTGCTGCTAATTCTGTAGAGTTACAATACGTTTGGGGTGAAGTAGAAGAACTGTGGGAAGAACTTGCAGTTATGACTAAGGCCATTGGTGAGATTAATAAGATTAAGCAACGGATAGCTGTTATTGAAAGTGAGTTACGATACATAAACAGAGACCACAGAGACATGGAAAAATAGGGGAAATAATGATGGCAAAGACAATACTTGATGATTGGAAAGTTCTACCAAGGCTAATGATGCTGGTGACAACCATTATGTATATACGTTGCCTAGAGTGGGCATTATCTCAACCTGATCTGTCGGTGTCTCAGGCAGGTTTAATATCGGTTGTAACTGGGGCTTTCACGGGAAGTTTTGGCATCTGGATGGGTAAGGAGTCGAATAAATGATAGGTCAACTCATAAGTTCCCTCGGTGGACTAGCTGCTAGTGTCATCGACAGTAAGACACAGCTTAAGCTGACCGAAGCTGAGATAAAGAAGAAACAACTAACGGGTGAGATCGACTGGGACATCGAAGCTATTCGTGCGACACAGAACTCATGGAAAGACGAATGGATTACCCTACTGTTCTCTATTCCCCTGATACTAGCCTTCTGTGGTGACTGGGGTAATCAGATCGTACAAGCTGGGTTTACCTCACTTGAGGCTATGCCAACGTGGTATCAATATTCCCTTGGGGGGATCGTGAGTGCCAGCATAGGAATGAGGTCAGTATCGAAGTTCTTCGGTAAATAAACCAAACACAAGACACAAAAAAGCCGTAGGTATCCACTCAAGGACGCCTACGGCTTTTCTGATTCTAATCTAGGTCTCCCATAACAGCAGCTAGACCTTGGTATAACGTCTCTACGTCAATCTTTAGTTTTCCTATGGTGTAAGTTACCCAAAGTAGAACTAGGCTGTTGCCCAACATCAACCCCTCAAATAGTGTCATTAGATACCTTCCTCCATAAATGTCTTAACCCACATTGCTGTAATACCTGATCGTACAATATCCTCAACACCAAACTCAATTACTGGCACAGGTAACATATGCTTCTTAGCTAAGTGGATCACCTTCGATAACCCATCGGCTTCCTTAAGATCACTCTGCATAACGTCACCATTGAGAACGATTGTCGTACCCTCTCCCACACGGGTCAGAACCATCTTAAGTTCATGCAGTGTGATGTTCTGTGTTTCATCGACAATTATGAAGGCATTATCGAAGCTACGCCCACGCATGAGTGCAAGAGGTGCCATCTCAATGTTGCCATTCTTGATCCCTGTTTCCACTGTCCCCTTACCAAGGTGCTTCTCCAGAACATCCAAGACAGGCAAAGCCCAAGGCATAGTCTTCTCATTTAGGTCTCCCTTCAAAAACCCAAGCTCCTTACCCACGGCTACATGAGGACGTGTGATAACGATCTTGTCTATCTGCTTTGTGGTGTACAGATCAGAGGCATACGTTGCTGTAACATACGTCTTACCAGTACCAGCAGGGCCAAGGATAAACACCTGCTTATTCCCCTGTAGGGCTTCTATCAGAGCCTTCTGCTTAGTAGTTTTAGCAACAAGACCAGAGGTAGACTTTTTGTCGGCTCCCTTGTAGCTAGTCTTTCGTCTTGATCTAGTGGGCTTCTCGGGGAAGTCATCCATTAGCGTTGTTCCTTTTCCAGTAGTTCCTTTAGTTCCGTGTAGCCACCCACATAATTTCCACTGGGGGTGAATATCTGTGGCACTGTGGTCATACCAGCTTTCTTAATCAAGGTTAAAACCCACCTTGAGCTTTGGGAGTGTACGTTGTATTCTGTGTAAGGGTAGCCACTGCCCTTGAGTAAAGCCTTAGCTGCATCACAAAAGTTACATTGTTCACGGGTAATGATGGTGTACATGGATGTCTCCTAGTAAGCAGTT